CTTTGCAATCGTCTAAATATGCTGCTGCTGCGATTCCACCCTTGCCAAGTAATATGGCTGTGTAATTCTCAGCAACTTGCTTTATTGTTTCGGCTTTAAACTCATCTTCTTTATGTGTAAGCGTCGGATCACCAACAGTTCCTTCCGGGTTGTTTGATGTACCGTCATTAATCTTACCAGCAATTACAGAAAAGTCTAGCCCATCTGATATATTATTAAACGTATCAGAAAGCTCAGAAGCTGATTTTTTCTTAAGATCATCAATTTTTATTTCATTGTCACCTTTCATAGCTGCGAAATCAACAATAACCTTAGAAACAAATTCTGAATGTTCGTCAAGAAGATTAGCATATAGTATGTTAACTTCTTCACTGTCTTTGAATGCTTCTTTAAGCTCAGTCCTTACAGCACTAAGCTGATCATTAGCCTCAAGGAGTTTATCTTCAAGGCCTTGTATTACAGCAGCACTTTCATCACAGCCTGCACATTCATCAAGTAGGTCTTTGGCTTTCATTTGATCGAAAACTTTCTTACCAAGCTCTTTAAGTGCTTCGTCTGACATACTAGCGATATCAGCAACTTTAGTTCCTGTTGCTTCTTTTTTATCTGCTGCATAAACTTTCTCTTTCCTGTCAAGAGATTTACCTATTTCAGCTTTCAGCTCATCAGATAGAACTGAATCCTCAAGATACTTTCTTGTAGCTGTGACGTAATCAAGATTAGGAACTGGGAAATATCCCTTAATCCCTTCCACTTTTTTGTCAGCGCCTACACAGAAGGCAGTCTTAGATAAGGCTTTCCTCTTAGCAAGATCAACTTTAGAATCTTCTAGTTCAAGCTCATCCATTACCTCTTCTACTGCATTAAACACTGCAATAGGATCAAGTGTCTGAATGTCTGAAACTATGTCGTCAGTTGCTCCATCGTCGCTGTCAGATCTGAATGTGCTAACAATATCCTCAACAAGTCCGAGTCTGGCTTCTGCCTCGTCGTCCTTAATCTTAGATAGAGTTTCGTCATCAGCATCAACAACGCTCTTGATGAAGTTAATCAGCTCAACTACAGCAGCGTCAAAAATTTCTTCCTCTACTTCACCGAGCTTTTCGTCTTCTATAGTTGATAGATGTGTCTTAGTCGCAAACTCAGCATAGTCCTTAATACCTGCAACATTTTCGTTAGCGGCAACAATTCTAGCTACAGCGTCTGCAACAAGCTGGTCCTTATCAACATTAGAAGCATCTTCAACAAGCTTCTTTTTCATTGGCTCTTTTTCCTCCTTTTTATTGTCTTGGATCTTCATTAAATCTGCTACGCCATCACGTAACATGTCGTACTTTTTATCGCCCTTTTCCAAATACATATCAAGGACTACAGTTGGTGCAGAATCAGCTAAATGCTCTTCTCCAGCAATTGATTTGTTATCTTGAAAACCTCCGTCTACACCTGAGATCTGTATAATTTTAGCGTGTGGATCTGCTGGTGTTGAAACGAAAGATACTTCATCATAAAAAAGGTTGCCCGCTATGACAAAAGCCGGCTTGCCATCGTATACTTCTCCTGGCACATGATCACACATCTCTCCAGTTTCTGCCCAGTCTGACTTGCATATTGAGCATACTGCTGCATCTGTTTCAGCTCCTATAGAAACTGTTAAGTATCTATTGTCTGCTATCTTCTGAATAGCGCTCTGATCTGTAATTGATGCTGTTAGCTCTATATACCCAACTCCTTCATAGGTAGGATCGTCTAACATTCCGTCGCTTATTATTCTGTCTATTAGGTCTACTTTGGTTTCAAAGCTTGTGTGTTGGTCTACGAAATCTCTTAGGTATGAATCTTGTCTTGCGATACCTGTGGAAGTATCTACATAAGTTGCATGTACTACTCTTCCTACTGGATCACCGTCATGCGAATTGTGATGCAAGAGAACTGGCTTCTGATAATTTTGTATAAAAGTAACAGCGCCGGCATTCATCTTGTCTGGCATATAAAACCCGTTATTTCTCGTTATGATCCCTGAATGAGTTGCAGCAATCTTAACCATTAACGGAGAGTTATTTGACATGTAAGCCGAATCCTTAAGCAGCTTCTTGTTTGCCTCTGGAATCTCTACAGGCTGTATAGTAAGCGAATCGCTTAGTCTTACCTTAAATCTTTTACTCATAAAATCTCCTATTGAACGAAGACACCTATACAGGTGTAGCCGTATTATAATATAAAACCAGTACTATAATAAAAAGCTAAAAAAAATTACTCAAAATCACAACCACAATTATCATGGGCTACTGGCATGTCGTCTAGCCTTATGTGGTCAAGATTTAATACGTTTCCTTTTTGCTTCTGACAGTCTTCGCATGCTCCTTGTGAAGTTTTAACAGTAGCAAAAGTATGATCTTCATTCTTCATTCCAAGAGCCTTACCTAATAGGAATGCTCTTCTTTTCTCTGTCCTTAATATAAAATCAAATCTAAAAGCTAATGACCTATATATTTTTTGTACTTGGTCTATAATTGTGGGACTACTACTGTCTAGTCCTCGCACTATCTTTTTTATTGTATTGATAAGATAATGGATCCTAAAATTAGAAAAAGCTTCCGTCTGCTTATATGCTGACATAAGAGATACGTCCTGTGGATTATTTGTTGCAGACCTAACTCCAGCCCTTATCTCTTTGTTCATTATAGAATTTAACCTTTCTACCATTCTTGTCTCAACCATGCTAAGCAGTTGTACTGACCAGTCAACAGTGAATGTTCCAGTGACTGCTGACCTCTCTATATCTGAGATTACATCGGCAAACTCTTGCTTCAACACTTCATCAGCTACAGGTCTCTTTGGAACGTATGAACTCTTCTTTTTCTCAGGACCGCTCTTAGTTCCGTGCTGATTAGACGGTTGTTGTTTCGATTGTGCAGATGCAGCTGCTCCTGATGCTGTTCCTCCAGCATTTAACATTGTTGCTGCTGCCTGGAACTCGGCTTGCTTCTTCATTACTATGTCAAGGAACATCTCCTTTCTATCGCCTTCAACTATTGGCTCAAGTCCTACTGCGTTCCTAAGCTCTGTCTCACTAATAACATGTCCTTGGTATAGGAGCATATTGTGATTTTCTCTCTTGATCTTAGCATCAATATCTATTTCATTGAATGAGAGGTATACAGCATTTGCTTCATCAAGAGGATCGAAAGAAAAATCTGCCTCAAGCAAAAGCTCCTTTATAACAAACTCATTAAAGAATGCTACAAGCGTTTGCTGAAAGTCTTTAACTTCATCTATCATGGCACGAGACATAGTCTCACTGGTAGCCCTGTTTGCAGTATCTCCTTCTCCAAGATCCATAGAGCTAATGCCTAGTCCAGCTATAACTCTTTTCTTAAAGTGCTCGAGATAGCCTTCAGCTCTAATAGCTCTTGACTCTGCACCAATAGCTTTTACCTCATGCCTATAAGACGTAACTATACTACCTTCTGACGGCATGAATTCAATTTCATCTCTTACAAGATCTACTTCTTTTGTTCCGTCTTGGTATGTTCTATCTGGCTGCTCTTTTGTTCCTACTTTATGATGGAATAATGGGAACAGATGCTGATACACAAGTAACTCTATGTTTTGCTCTATTCTTCGTAATGCTCTTATGTCGTCGATTACTGGAACAATTGTAGGTTTACCAGTATTGAACCCAGGTCTCTTGTCATAGAATATATGTATTATGTCGTCTGGGCTATACTCTTTAACTTTTCCATCAGGCATGTTCTGCCTGTACATCTCTATCTTACCTGTATCAATATTCTTCTTAATCTCTATTGTTTCTGCAGGGATGGGAAAATAGCCCGCGACTGGCTTTAGTCTTTTTTTATTCTGATCAACTCTAACTTTTCCGCCGGATGCTTTTTCATCTCTAACCTTGCACACGAATGCATTAGATAATCTAATAAGATCTGACCCTATTGTTTTAAGCAGAGTTTGAGTAGACACTCCAGATGCATTAGCTATTTGCTTAAATCTCTTTTTTACATATTGTACTGTTTGTAGATTTGGACCAACAAAGTCATAGCTCTCCTTGAACATGAGTCCAGTCTTTTTCTTGAACGCTTGACGCACCATATTCTCAACGTCTTCTATACGTCCTATCTCAGACAGATCATATTCAGTCGGAATAAATGAGTCTCTTCCATATCCAAATGTATATCCAAGAACAGGTGAGTTTACATTCTTTACAATTCCCACCTTTTCTTTCTTTGCATTTGACACTAATATTGGCGCTTCTTGTACTGGAACTAGGTCCTTAGTGTTTTTCTTCTGTCTTTTACGCATTAGTTAACTCTCTAATCCATTGTTGTACTTTTTCAGAACCTGAATCTTTTGCGCCATATAGACACTCCTCGAAACTAACTGTTATAGAACTAGAAAGTGATCCTGTATCTATTCCAGACTTGAGAGCATCAAGCTGTGCTATTTGCTCTGCTGACGGATCACCTGTTTGAATGTTAGCTATTTGTGCAGTAGTTATCTCTACTAAACTTTCTGATGCATCATCTATTAAAATAGCATCGTCATTTTCTATTGTGACATCTGTACCGCTAACCTTAAGACTAACAGAAGATGTAATAGGATTTACGTAAGTATTAACAAAAACATTCAACTCTTCAGCTGGAAAAGTTTTACCATCACACATATTTCCGAGAGACTTGAACTGTATCAGAGCCTGTATAAGACCTAGTACTCTGGTTATTTTTAGCTTAGCAATAGAGAACGCCATACCTTCTCCACTCTTTAAAAACCACTCTCCAAAGAAAGCATCTACTTGTTGCTGTAGCATTTTTGCTACTCCCTCATATACGTCTACTCCCTCAATAATCATATCTCTAAGCTCTTCTAATCCAGAGCCTACAGATTCCGATACTGAGTTAAGGGCATCTTGTACCTCATTTAATTTTGACGGCTCCTTAGGCTTGCTATTTTGTACTCTAAGCTCTTCTGCTCTTTGTTTTGCTTTTATTTCAGATTGCTTTTTATATTTGTCCCATTCATCCTGGCTTCTAATCCCTAATGATTCCCAGTCTTCCTGGAACTTCTCAAAAGAGTCCTCCAGCTTCTGAGTCGTCTTGGGATCGACCTGCAGCTTAGCTATTTGCTCATTCAATGAGTCTATTATACAATCAATTACATTTATTACTAGCTGTGCATATTGGTCAAATAAAGCTTGGAGATCTATTATTAATGGCTGAAATAGAGCCTGGATAAGACCCATTAGTGTTGCTGACAGGTCTCCTATTTTTAGCGAATACCTCCCTAAAAGAAATGTCAAGAGAGATAATATTCTAGCAAGATCTGGCACACACATAAAATTTAAAGAATTAACAAGTGAGCATATATCGCTATATATATCTTTGCTAGCAGTAAAGTTAAGCATGTTTTTTAAATAATTTACACGGTTAACAATGTCCGCTTCTATTTGATCTTTAAACTTACCTGCTATATCAACTTCAAATCCAGCTGTTACTCTACCATCACAAGGAATACAGTCTGCAAGCAATGTCTTTAAAGCATCCCCCAGGTTATCTTGTCCTGACATAGTTATAAATG